TTTGTTGTATTTTACGCCTGCTTTAATAGTTTTTTCGAGGTTATCAGTACCACTAATCACTACGCCCATTTTGTCTTCCATTTCGTTGTACAAGGTGATGAACCAGCGGAGAGCAGAGGGTTTGAGCTTGTCGGCTTCATCAACTATAAGTAGGGGGTGTTTGCCTGTGCGTTGGGCAAAGAATTGTATTACTTTTTGTCCTAATACATCGACGGTAGTGTAGCCACTGTCCTGCTTGATACCTAACACTTTGCAGAGTTCTACAAGAAACTCTCGGCGTGCCCACTCGCGTGCTTGGATGTAGAATACGTTACTGCCTGCGTATAGGTTGGCAAATGTGGTGAGGGCTGTGGTTTTGCCGCTTCCTGCTTTATGACTTATGGGAATAAAGAGGGAGGCGTTTTTGGCATCGGATAGCACGCTGAATACCATTCGGTAGTTGGTAGTTTCGGTTATTTGCCACTGCTCTGTGGTGTTGATGTCAAGGGCTTGAGCTACTTTTTGCCATAGTTCGGCTTTGATGAGCTCCCAGTTGTGGTTGAGCATTTGGGAGATAGTTGCAGAGCTTACTTCACATTTAGTAGCTACTTTGTTTTGACTACCGAGACGACTTACTTCGTCTTTAATAGCTTGTAAGATTTGTTCTTTTTGTAAATCAGTCATCTTCTTTTTAGTTAAAGGGTAAGAGATAAGAGGTAAGACCTTTTACCACTTACAGGTTTATAAATCAGTTAAAATTGTAATCGTGTGAGGTTAGAAGCGTCTAATTCTTCGGTAAAATATTCACTTCCTACGGCTTTTTTAAGAGGTTCAGCTCCCTTTGCTATATGGTTGCTTTCTTGGCTTTTTAGAAAAGCTTCCTCTGTTGCGTTGTAAGCTTGTTTTTCGCTATACGCACCCATTAGTAGGTTTTCATCAGCAAGAGCGGTAAGACGTTGTAGTTCCGCTTCTTTACGGCGTTGCAATTCATTTTCACGGGCGCGGGCTTCGGATAGCCTGCCGAGCTCGGCTGTAGGACCGTGGCGTTGTATTTGCTCAAAGAGTTGCGCTTCGCAAAGGGGCACTAATAGGTTGCCGTGAGCTTCCCATAGATACACAGTATTGGAACTGAGTACATCAAAGGTCATTACTACTTTTTTGCCTGTATAGTTAGCTATGATGTCAAAATCATCAACGGATAGCTGGTAATAGAACTCTACTTTATCTATTTCGGTGCGTATGAGTCCGTTGTTTTTAAGAGTTATTTCTTTTTTGCGATGGAAAAGCATTGAGATACGTGCTGGATTTACATCAATCACGTTGTTTTTCATTGCTTTCTCGTGTAGTTCTTTAGGTGTTTCGGTAATATTAGCGTATTTGCGCGAGTAGGTGCAATAAGGGGTATTGCGCCAGCCCTCAATAAGGTTTTCAATTTCGTTATAGGCTTTTAGGTAGTCGAAACCTTCTGTTTTAGCTTCTTTTTTTACTTCGGCTAAGAACTCTGCGCTTCGGTGTGCTGAAAGTCTGCGAGATTGAACGCCTTCTCCATAGTAATATTTGTTACCCATAAGGGTTACACTTTGGAACGTACCAAACCAGCGTTCTACTTTTGCTTTGCCGTTGGGTTCGTGAGTGATATTCAGTTGTACACCTAAGGCTTCGAGGCGGGCGAAGAGTTCTTTTATCTCTTCTGTATTATGACCAGGAAAGCGGTCGGCAGTAAGACTATAGGGCAGGTAGCCTGTATATTCTACTGCCATACGGAGGGCACGCATATAGGCTTGTTTGTTCTCAGCATAAGCAATGTCATAGCCTAAGATGTCGCCACTGTGTACATCGCGTACTACTATAGCAAATAGGAAGCGTTCCGCTTTGTTACCTTTCTCATCAACTGTTTGATGCGCAATGAGGTTCACACGGCTGGCATCTATCTCCCAACAGTCGCCTGCACAAACAGCATTTTTAAAGGGTATGTAACCACTGTACATCTGTGCTTTGCGAGAGCCATAGCCGAAGCGTTTTTCAGCGGTGAGATACTTGGTTTTGGGCAGTTCAAAGATATTTTGTCCAAACCAACGGCGTGAGGGTTTTTCCTTACCAAATCGCTCGCATAACTCCCATACATAACGAATAATGAACTCGTTGCTATTGTTGAGCCCCATTGCGCGGAGTTGCATTACCCAGCTGAATACCTCTTGGTCGGTGTATTGTTCAGCATTTTTATTGCCCGTACGGGGTAGGTCTATAAGATCTACAATACAATGGTCGGTAGTGCGGAGTATTTCCACTTTTTCTTTGAGGCGTTGGTAGTTATGTGGTATATATTGGAGTTCCATTTTGCTAAGAATGGGGCTCAAGTCCTTATATAGGGCGTTCTCGGTACCTCCGTAGGTGTCAAGGTTATCCAAACAAAAGTCTAACACGGCACAGGCTTTGGCTAGGGCTACACGGCGGGTAACATCTACCTTTGTGTAATACTCTAAATACTGTGGGTAGGCTTTGTTTAAATAGTGTTTAAACGCTGTTTCGAGGTTTGTTTCTTTGCGTTCTGCCATAGCCTGCTCGTACTGGGTGAGCAGGGTTTGGGCATCTCCAAAGCGGGCACGGTAGTTTTGCGGGGCACGGTTGGGAATGTTGCTCAAGCAGTAGTAAAACTGCCCTTGTGTTTTTGCCCAACGCCACGATTTGCCACTATCGGGCATAAACTCTTTGGCTTTGGCGAGGTCGCAGGGGCGGATGGTCTTTTTATAGTTTACCCTACCTACTTTTCTGAAATAAGATTCCCCTATTTCACAAACCTCTATAACAAGGCGTTCAGAGAGCCACAGCGTTTGTTCGCCTGCTTCTGTTTTACGGATAAGTATGTCGCCTTGTTTGAAATTCATTGTTTTTACGATAAAAAAGCCGTTGTTAAAAGCTTTGGTGCGCAAACCTCACGGCTTTGTTTGCTATAACGGTTTCCAACCATTAATTGGTATTGTTCCAACGTTGTTCACCGAAGTAGGTGCGACCTACCACACGAATGTGCCTACTCATAGTGGGTTCGGGAATTTTTGCTACTTTTGTAGCATTAAATAATTAAATAATAGAATTATGAGTAAATACGCGAAAACATTAATGTTATTAGTTTTCGTTTGATAACTACCCCGAAGAGGATAGTTTTAGTTTCTGTTACCTCGTGGTCGAGGTGTCGGCTGATATGGTGTACTATTTTATTAGAGTACACCCATTTTTTCAATCATTTCATTGCTTTACTTTTTTAAGTTTTTTAATGTTATAAATGCCATACTCTCCCTTTTTAAAGACTACTTTTGCTGATGTAAGACCTATAAATTGGGTTACTTTTTCAATCGTGCCAATTTTATTATTATAATAATCTTTGAGTAGCACAATTTTAACTTTATCTCCTACTTTCATAGCTTTATTGTTTTACTATTTTCTCTAATGTTTTTTTGATTTCCAAACCTTTACCGCGTATGGGCTTGCGCTCGCCTCTTGCTATTTGCCCCACATATAAAGCTGTGGTTTTAAACTCTTTAGCTACTCGCTGGTAAATAGTTGCATCAATTTTTTTTACTTTTCGTGCTAATGTTTCCATATTATTATTACCTTTGCGTTATAAATTCGGTGCAAAGATATTGACTTTTTTCAATACTGCAAAATATTTTAATGACTTTTTTCAATATTTTTTATATGGCTATTACAGATAGATTACAAGACTATATGAATTTCAAAGGGTTAAACCCAAATAAAATTACAGTGGAAGCAGGACTTTCAGTTGGACTTATAGGTAAGTCTTTCAAAAATAAGAAGGGGTTGAATTCTGATACTATTGAAAAAATTCTATATACATACCCAGATTTAAGTCCTGAATGGCTGCTTACAGGGAGAGGGCAGATGCTCAAACCTGCTCACGAAAATCAATCACCTAATATTACCATTTTAAAAGGTAGTAGAGGAACTCGTGATGCTATGATAGAGCATCAGGAAATACCTCTGTACGATTTAGAGGCAACTGCGGGGCTGTCTACCTTTTTTAAGGGCGATAAATCGGCTAACCTTTTGGACACGATAAAAATACCCAATGCCCCAATTTGCGATGGAGCTCTATTTGCGGTGGGAGATAGTATGTACCCGCTACTGAAGTCAGGCGATATTATTTTGTACAAGGAAATGCCCTTGAATATGGACTACATATTTTGGGGGGAGATGTACCTGCTGAGTTTTGATGTAGGAGACTGGGAAGAGAGTATTGTGATTAAATTTGTAAAGAAGAGCGATGAGGGCAAAAATTATATTCAGCTGGTAAGCCAAAACCCACACCACGCACCTAAGGATATACCTTTTAGCTGGGTGAGGGCAATGGCATTGATAAAGGTTACTATTAGGATAAATACAATGCGATAAGAATCGGGGAATGCAAAAACCAAATGTTGAAAAAAATGCCATACTTTTATTCTATGGCAAAAAGTATGGCAAAAAGTATGGCAAACCAAATGTTGAAAAAAACGCCATACTTTTTTTTTACTTTTAAAACCTACAAACTTAAATTGAAAATAAGAGGCATTTAAGGGGAGGTAAAAAAGCAGGAGTGGTAAAAGTAGCCCTTAATTTATAAATGAAAGTCTAATGAAGGAATAATGAAAGTATTTAAGGAATAATGAAAGTATTGAGTAGAAAAAGTTCCATTTTATCTCCAAAAATGAAAATGAAATGAAAGTAGAATTAAAGAAAATAAGGCGTGAGGTCTTGACATTTGGTTTTACCCTTTAAGGATGTTCACTCAATTCTTCTGTAGAGGTAAAGAAATGTCCGTAACCTTTTTCAGTAAGTCCCTTTACAAGGATTTTATCAGAAGTCCATATTTTGTGTTTGATTTGTAGATGAAGAGCAATAAAAGGATAATCTTTTATATCTATATCAGCAACTATTTCTTTTGCTTTAATAGCATTAACTTTTTTAACCTCTTTTTCACTTACAATGGTAATACCTTCTAATAGCTTTTTAAAATCGGTTAATAGTTCCTTTTTTGTTTTCTGATTTTTAAAGCGTTTTACCAAATCAGGAATATGCTCGGTTACTTCAGTAATGAGATAGTCAGGCACTATATATTGTATTTTCTTCCTTTCGGATAATATAGAAGCTGTACGCCCTGTAGGATTTACAAGAGCACTCATAAAAATGTTACTGTCGGCAATGATAATCATATCATATTAAATATTAAAGTGTTCATCCCAACGTTTAGCTATATTGTGATTTATCTTTTTAGAGATTGTCATCACAAACGCGTAATCCTCAGGGGTCATTTCTTCTTCTTTAGCGGCTTCTACGATTTCCTCAGGGGTCATTTTTAATACTTTAGAAGCCTCCAACACTTCCTGAGAGTACTTAGGTTCTTTTTGCTTTGTAACTTTTACAAAATCGAGTGTTTTAAGATATCTCACAAGGTGTAGTGCTTGTGGATTGTTATCAGCAATGGTAATTGTATAAGGCATAATATTTTCTATTTTTGGCAAAGATACAAGATAATTAGCATATAAGCAAATAAAAAACTATCCGAAAAGTTTTATTTAAGGCTGTCCGAAAAGTTTTATTTATGTGGGCGTTTGCAAAACGCCCCTACATAACATACTTCAAAAAATATTGATAATCAGACTAATCAACTTTGGCAAAGGTCGTAGCACGACGAGCAATTAAAACTTTGGCAAAGTGTAGTGACGCAAAAGTGATTTTGAGACTTTTCAGACAGCCTCACAGCGACTATAAAATGTGAGGGCGTTTACAGCACATACCCAGCTATTGCACGCTTTCCTACATAACAGGTTTTAGAAGAATTTGATTATCAATGAAATAAACGCCTTCTACCGAAAATCTTTCTCACTACCCACCGCAACCGTATATATAGGGCAGTAATGGGTGAGAATATCCAAGCGAGAATAGTGCGAAGATGTATTTTCTCGTCCATCTTATCAAAAAAGCGACTAAACAATATACCAATGAAAAGCAGCGGAAGCAACAAAACATATTGCATATCTTTTATGTGAGAGGAGAGTTTCTTTTTCATAGAGAAACTGAATTAGTAAATGAGTAAATTTGTTGGGAGAGTTTGTAGCACGAGCTATAAAAAAGCTGCTAAGCGGTTTGCTTAGCAGCCTTTTCTATATTAATTGTTTGTAGGAATTTTCACTTCAATAGGAGTTTTGATCATAGTTTCTATCTTTGTTTTTACAACATTATACAAATCTATATTTTCAGCAGGAGTGTCTAAAGAAACTATCAAAGAATATCGCAATTTTTCATTATACTTCTCCAAATTGGTACGTGTTTTCCACCATCCTCCAATAGGATAAACAGCAATCAAGTTGCAAGTAGCTAATTGAGCTGCTGTAAGGTTTAATTCATCAGAATGTATTGAACCTCTATTTCTATTGTCAGCTCCTATTAACCATCTTTTTGAATCATTTTTACTGCGTTCTTCATTTTCTTCAGCTTCAATTGCCCCATTAATTCTTAATTGAAATGCTCTCTGATCCTCAGCCTCTGTATTCACATCGAATCGCAAACCGCAAGATGCATATCTATATTTATCTTTCCAGCCAATTTCTCCAGGGGCTGGTTCAATAAAATATGATAAAGTTACCCGCATTGTAACATTTGTTTCTGCAAGTTGTTCTAAGATCTCACGGGGCCAAGGTAGCTCAAAGAAGTGCATTTTATTCATTTTTGGAGCATTATCTCCTCGCTCCTTAATAAAGGGCTGTATTTCTTCTTGAGCGATATAGGTCAAACCATTTTCAGTGCTATAAAATGCTCTTTCTTCTGATGGTACGCCATAACCACAATGACGTAGTCTTTGTATCATATCAGCTCTATTCCCCTTTCTGACAGGAAATTGTTCTTCCATAGTCGGTGTCCATTTTGCAGAATGAACAATTAATCCACGAATACTTTCTGCCCATAAATGAGGATACTTAACTTGCAATCTACCTGCAAAGTTTGAAGCTAAAGCTGTTGCAGCACTTGTTGCATTAATAGTCTCAAAATACCCCCTTTTTTGATAGTTTTCACTTGTTGTCATCAATTCTAAATCTTGATGAGTACTAAAGGGAAGTAAAGAGTCATTAGTTTTATATAAATTTCCTCCTTCAAACATCACTTCTGGTTTTATCAATGAGGTCTTATCCCATAGTAATGAAGTTCGTGAAAAAGGACTAATTCCTCCTATCGGAGCAACACGTTCATACCCTCTTAATTCTTGGCTGTTTGGAGCAACTATATTTGTAAAAGCTCCAATGGTTAAAGCATTCCATGCTTGTGCTGGATTCTGAATTTTTCGAAGACTATGGTTATTAGGATAAGCATTGATAATATCTTTATCTAAAAAGTTTATATCTCTAATATTACCAGCAGAAACCATAAATAAGCGACCTATATTACCATTGTTGTATGCAACTGAATCAACAGCACCTGACCAAGATGTTGGTTTTCCTTGTTCACTATCTTCTGCTGTTATTGCCATACAATAGCAAACTGTTTTTCGAGGAAATATAATTTCAGATGTTGCCACCGCTTGTTCAGTTAAAGCCCCCCATATTTCTTTTGGATTAGGACGATTATGTGGTAACAATTTAACTGAACCTACCTGATTATCAATTTGTATTGTTTGATTATTGGCAAGACAAGAAGACATATCTCCATAAATGACTGTTCCGCACATTCTTGTACCATGACCATTTCCATCTGCAATCCCCTGTCCAACGACAGTTCCACAATTTTTTTCAGTAATAACAAGTTCTAAAAGAGGATGACCATTGTTTACACCTGAATCTAGGACACAAATAACTGAGCTTGTATTATTGTTGATTTGAATCCTACTACGTAAATCATCTACCCATTCTTGTTGTTCACTTCTGTTTTCATTAAATAGAAATCCTGTTAGTGCACGCCCCATACGCAATTCTGCTAATTGATCCGAGCAGGCTAATAAATTAGCCAAAGATGTTTTATTTGCACACACCAAAAATACTGCTCTTTCAGGAAATTTCAAAATTGAATCTTCTTTGTAAGAAATATGAAGACTTTGTAAGGATTTTTTAAACCTATTGCATTGCTGATCTATAGTAGCTTTTTCTATTCCTGAAATCCTAATCCATACTTCGTACCAATCATTTCTTTCAGTTGGAAAATCTTCTTGATTATCAGTCCATAATGCTTCTAAAAGAGCTAATTTAACATCTTCAATACTACGAAAAAGAATGTCATTTTTAGGTTTTCCATTGCTCTCTTCTGTCGCGTATTTATGCAATTTACCTAAGAGTACTTTTTCCTCTCCATGAGGAATATAAATTGTTGCAAAGGTTTGTTTTTGATCATCTTCTGTTGTTACCTGCCGAATATTTAACAATTGAATTTTTGCTTTTTGATCTTCTAAACTTTTTGATACTAAATCATAACCCAATGCACTTGAGAATTCAAGGTAAGTTCCTCTTCTTGCAGGTAGGGAGAGCGCTGTCATTTGTTGCTTAACTTTTGTATTTTCTGCCTTAATGGTATCAAATCTTTTTTGTAAGTATTGAGCATGTTCTTGTCGGTTTCTTTCAGGTATAAAAGCTCTCCCTCCTCCACCCCCAGAAGAATAGTCCATATCTCTTTTTATTCCTTGAGGGATAATAATGTGTTCATATTTGCTCATAGTTTTCTACTTTAAATTATAGGCTGATTTTCTTTCTCGAATGGTTTTTATTACCAAATCAGGAGAAATTTTAACTTCATTTATTACAGATTCTTTTATCGCATCTAAACAAGCTTGATTAATTTCTGCATGGCTTAATGATGTTAATTCAGGTAAAATCAAATCAATATCCTTTTGTAAAAGATTCCCGCTTAGTCGGTTTTTAAGTAATTGTATTTTTTCCTGATCAGTTGGGAGTTGGTAGTGAATTACATCATCGAAACGCCTAAATAATGCTTGGTCTAATAATTCTAAATTGTTAGTTGCGGCAATAATTAAACTGTCAGAGTGATCTCTTTCAATAAATTGCAGAAATGAATTTAATACACGACGCATCTCACCTACTTCATTATCTTTTCCACGTTGTCCTCCAATAGCATCAAACTCATCAAAAAGATAGACAGCAGGCACATCTTCTATATAATCAAATATCTGTCGTAATTTGGCACTTGTTTCACCCATATATTTTGTTACTATTTTGTCCATTAGTACAACATATATAGGCAAGTGCAACTCATTAGCTATTACTGACGCTGTCATTGTTTTTCCCGTACCAGGATGTCCAGAAAAAAGAATTTTCCTCCTATTTTCAAGATTATGCCTAAATAACTTATCTCTATAAGTAAATTCATTAATTATCCTTTCTATCCTTTTTTTAATTTGTGGATCAACAACTAAATCTCCAAGATGCTCTTGCGGATGTATTTCTAAAAGTAAACCTTGTAAACTAGGATCTATATTTCTGAATTTAGGCTTATTAAACTTTTCAGCATCAATAATTTTTCGTATATCATTAGCTAAAATTATATGCCCTAATTTAGCTTCATAAGCTGCAATTTGTAATGCAACAGTATTAAATTTTTCACTATTGTCCTCAAAATGGCTCTTTATGAGCGTTTTTAATTGATTTGCTGTTGCCATACTATCAATTTATTATTTATATAAAATTCATTATATTAGAGCTTTAAATTTGCTACAATTAAAACTCTAAAAAATACCAGATTAAGGGACAAAAGTACGGACTTATTATCAATCTTCAAAAATTATTTTACAGAAAAACTCTTTTTACTTGTCCATTCGCACGATGCGTGGCTGGAAAGTACCGATGATATCTACCAAATCGCTTTGGGAAGCCATTACAGTTTCTATATTTTTATACGCCATAGGGGCTTCTTCGGCATTACCCCCGATGAGGGTGATATCCTTGGCTTTGAGGGCTTTTTTGATATCGGAGTTGGTAAAGCGGTTCTTGCTCTCATTGCGCGAAAAAGCCCGCCCTGCCCCGTGTGAAGCCGAATTGAAACTTTCGGCATTGCCTTTGCCTCGCACGATATAACCGGCATCGGTCATTGAGGCAGGGATAATACCCAGTACCCCCTCCCCTGCTGGAGTTGCTCCTTTGCGATGTACTATCACCTCCTTGCCATCGTGAATTTCTTTCCACGCAAAATTGTGGTGGTTCTCGATACGCGCCCTCAATCGTCCGCCTACAGCCTTTATCAATCGGCGGTGGATATCGTCGTGGCAGGCAGATGCATAATCGCCTGCGAGGTTCATAGCCGTCCAATACTCTAATCCTAAGTGGGTATTGAGGTCAAGCCACGCAAACTGCTGGGCTTCTTTGGGTAGCGGACATTGTTCGGCTGCCACGCGCACGTAATACTGGGCGATTTCCGCACCAAAGCCACGCGAACCGCTATGCGAAAGTATACCGAGATATTTTCCTTTGGGTAGCCCTATTTGAGGGTCGTCTGCCAAGAGTTCTACCTCGCCAAATTCCACAAAGTGATTGCCACTGCCCGAAGTACCCATCTGCTTGATTGCCTTATCTTTCAATCGTTTGAGGATAGGAATCAGTGAAAAAGTATCACGGTCGAAAATCTCGTGGTCTACGTGTGATTTATGAGTTTCGTACATACCGAACTTCGTATGCTCCACAAGGGCTTTCTCATACTTATCACGCGCCCCCGAAAGGTAAGACACAGGTATATCCAAGATACTGAGGCACATACGGCAACCGATGTCCAAGCCCACGCCATAAGGAATAACTGCATTCTCTACCGCCAGCACGCCGCCTATGGGTAATCCATAGCCGCTATGGGCGTCGGGCATTAGGGCGCCACCTACCGAAATAGGGAGTTTTAGAGCCGTATAGAGTTGCGTTTTTGCTTCTTCGGTGATGTCGTCGCCAAAAATATGATAAGGCGCACGGGTAGCGTTGAGCTGTCGTTTTTCGGTTTTAGTAGACGAAAGCAGCGCTTCGGCTATCTGACCAAAAGTAAGGTGTCCTTCATACTGCGCAGGATTTTTTAAAATATCTTCAAGTACGGATTTTACATAAGCGGTATTCTTAGTAGCATAATTGCGTTTCATCACTTCCAACGCTACATTAATAGATTGATTATTCGGGAAGCCTAACTTGAGGAGGTCTTTCCCTTTGAGTTTTAAATTTGCCATAATAATTTGTTGATTTGCTAATGCCCCCATTCCCCCGAAGGGGGACAATCTGGAGTCATTGACTAATTAGATAGATAAGGAAGCACGATTTGCTGCATATCATTCAAAAAGGCTTCTCTATTCTCTTTAAATTTTTGTTTTCGTTTAAAAATATCGACGATAGTGCCAGAAAACTCATACCAAAAGAAAGAGATAGGCTCCTTATAAGGGGCTTTTTTGATATTTGCCGTAAAATAGATTTCATCAGCGCTGCCATAAGCGCCTTTTTGAATAGAAATCATTTGCAGAGTTTGTTCCACTACTCGGTAAAAATGTAGTGCTTTTTTCTTAAAGCCTAAGGGTTTTAGTATTTGATAGAGTTCTTTTATCATCTCATCGAACTCAATTTGTGTAGCTGTTTTCTCTTTCATAGTAAATTTGTTAATTTTTCTTTTCTTTCTCTCCATTTTGGATAATCAAAGGCAAAAGCGTATTGCTCTCCCACTTCTTTCTCTAAAAGTGGTTGAGTTCCTCTAATTCTTCTTTTAAATACGGATTGATATCCAAATCTGCAATCTCCACATTGCGAGGAGTAGGATTTTTCACATTTTCCTCTATCCAAATAGGGGAACAAAAGAACTCAAATTGGTATTTAAATTCAAATTTTTTCATAAGATTAATTTGTCAATTTACTAATTTACCAATGGGCAACAACTGACTTAAACTTCTTTCTTTTTCTTTTATCGGGGATACCCGTATCGCTGTTCCATCGCTGTACGAATTTCTCAAAAGAATCGTAGGCTATTATATAGGGCGAAGGCTCTGGTAGGGATT